TTAGTTTTAAAAATAGCTGATTATTTCCAAGACCCGAATATCTTGCATATTTATGAAAAGGAACTTCAAGAAAGAAGATCCAAAAAATCTAATTCTAAAAAGGAGGTGTAGTTATGACAAAGTTTGACTTAATCCAAGCAACACAAAAGCAGTTTGGCATTACTCTTTCACAAGCTGACGATATTGTCAGTTATGTCTGTGAAACAGTTATTAGAGTAATTATTTCAGGTGAAAGAGTAGCTATTCCCGGACTTGGTGTTTTTGGTGTAAAAGAAAAAAGAGCAAGAAAAGGAAGAAATCCAAGAACTGGAGAAGAAATCACAATTTCAGCTAAGAAAGTCGTTGTGTTTAAACCAGCTAAATCTTTGCAAATAGCAGTAAACAAAAAATAAGGAGGAAAGAAAAATGGAATTATACGAAATAGCTGAAAAATTAGCTTGGGATTTAAAAGGCAAGCTTTATTCGGATAATGGAAAATTCATTGTTTACCTACAAGGAAGAGTATTTGAATTTAGCAATATCAAAAATGTAGTGAAGTTTTTAGAATTTACTAAAAAGGAGGTAGAAAGATATGACAGCATTAGTTAAGGCAACAGAAGGCAACATCGTAGAAATGGTAAGGGTTTTATTTCCACACTTGGCATCAGTTGACGATGTAGAAATAGTTAAGGCTGTAAATTTGGCAAAGATGATGGGATTAAATCCTCTTGAAAAACAATGTCATTTTATCCCATTTCGTAATAGTCTGCAGGTAGTGGTCAGTTATCTTGAATACATCAAACGAGCAGAGCGGACAGGTCGTTTAGATGGTTGGGATGTAGAAATAGGCAAAGATGCAGTAGGCACTTTCGCAGAAGTGGTAATCTATCGAAAGGACTGGAGCCACCCATTAAAATGGCGTACATATTTATCAGAAGTAAAAAAAGATACTCCAAGCTGGAAATCAATGCCAATATTCATGCTTAAAAAGACGGCTATAGCACAGGCTTTCAGATTGGCATTCCCAGAAGAGACAGCATCATTACCATATGAAGAAGCAGAGGTTATGTCAGAACCAGTTATTAATGAACCAGTAAAAGAAACAGTAAAAGAAACATCAGAAAACAAAGAAGATAAAATCTCTGAAGCTCAGAAAAAGAGACTTTGGGCTATTGCAAATAACACAGCAAAAGAACACGGGCTTACCAATGAAGTTGTAGAAACTATTATTAGAAGTGTATTAGCTGAGTATGGATTAGAGCATACAAAAGACATTGAAAGAAAAGATTATGAAGAAATTATAGAGAAAATAAAAATTGAAATAAAAGAAATAGCAGAAGAAGGAGGTAATGAAGAATGATAGCACAAATATTTAAAGACAGAGAATTTACTTTACAAAAGATTGTAAATTACTCAAAAACTCCTCAGCGTAGGGGTTTTAGATTGGCAGCGGAGATAGTAAAGAGGCTTATATCAAACAAAATAGATTATACCTTTATAATCCAAGACGACATCGTATATTTTGAAGAACTTGACAAAGATGGATTTATCGTTGAGGTCGTAGGATTAGACCTTAACACAGGAAAGTATGTAGTTGTTAATTTAGAAGAATACTTAGAAGGAGGTTATTAATATGAAAGTATTAGGCATTAGAGAAATACCAATTAACAAAATTGAAATCATTCAAGGACTACTTCCAAGAGTAGAAACTCACACAGTAGAGGACAAGGTAGAAGAGTATAAAGAAGCAATGGGACTTGGCTCTGAATTTCCACCTATTACAGTTTGGCAGAAAGGCGATGAATATTGGCTTATTGATGGAATGCATAGACTTATGGCATCAAAAAGACTTGGAAGAACAACAATCAAAGCTGAAGTAGTAGAACTTAAAGATATATTAGAAGCTGAGATTTTAGCAATAACTAAGAATAGACACGGAATACCATTAACAAAAGAAGAGAAAAGGCTTTTATGCCAAAACTTATATTCAAAAAATGTGGAAATTCCAGAACTTCAAAAAATCTTTGGAGTAAGTGAGAGAACTATTTATAACTGGGTTCAAGGAGTGAAGAGAAGAGAAAAGCCAGAAGATATAAAAGAAAAGGCAAAAGAGCTAAAAGAACAAGGATATAGTTCAAGAGAGATTGCAAGACAACTTGATGTTGATCACAAAACTGTTATCAATTGGATAAGTGGGGAGAACCTGCAAAAATTGCAGGAATTCCCCACCCCCTCAGAAGAAGAACCAGAAGAAGAAATAGAAGAAATAGAAGAAATAGAAGAAATAGAAAAAGACCCTCTTTATATCAAAATACGTGAGTATGCAAGAAGTAAAGGAATGAGTGAAGAGGTTGCCAGAAAATGGTATGAAAATATTAACAAAGAAGATGAATATGATCCAGAATTTGAAGAATTAGCCAGACAAAAAAGAGAAGAATTCCAACAAAAAAGATCTTATGGCGGAAGACCACCAAACGACCCACCACCAGCAACAGAAGAAGAGCTATACAATGAACTAAAAGATACTTTTCTCACACATATATATCAAATCGCTCTTAAGATTGGCTGGGAAAAAACTTTTAAGTTATTAGATGAAGCAAGAGAAAGAGCAATAGAGGTATCCAAATCAGCAAAAAGAGGCTGGTAATATGAAGAAAGCAGAAATTAGAAAAACAGCTTACGAACTATTCCTACAAGGCTATTCCTTAAGACAAATACAACAAATTATAAACAAAGTGGGTATAAAAGCCCACTTCTCTACCATAAAAAGATGGATAGATGCAGAGTTAAAACTGCAAAAAGAGAAAGAGAGAAAAATAGAAATATCAGAAGAATTGAAATCAAGAATTAAAGAATTACTACTTATGAAAAACAAAGAAAAAGGAAGAACAAGGTTTTTATCTCTTAGACAGATTTATAAACTGCTGGAAATGGATTTACAATTTGCAGGCATAAGCTCATATCAAGCTTGGTATAAATTTATCAGAGATTTTATAAGAGAAGAATTTGGCTCATATGAAAAACTGCAAAGAAAAAGATTAGACAAAAAGGAACTATCTAAAAATATAGTCAGTAAAGGCAAATTGTCAAGAAATCAAAGAGAATGGGAAATAGATGCCACTGGATATTCAAACGGCGGAAAGCATTACCATATATTTATAGCAAGAGAAAGATATTCAGGCTATTTCCTTGATGTCTTTTATAAGGAAGTAAAAGAAGATACCAATGTCCAATATTACAACAGAGCATTTTCTACCTTAGATATTGCTTTATACCTAATGAGACTGTTTGAAAAATACGGATTACCTGAAAAAATCATCACAGATAACGAAGCCATACTAAAAACAGAGTTAATTGAGAAAGGATTAGAAAAACTAAACATCAAACATAGAAATACAACACCCGGAAGACCAAACCAAAAAACTATAGAAAGAAGTTTCAGAGATTTAAAAGACAAACTCAGATATTACACAAAAACACATCAAACATTTGAAGAAGCTTTAAAAACAGCCATTGAAACATACAACAGAGAAGAACATAAATTCGAACATTTCAACGAGCCAGTAGTCCCTGAAATTTTGCATTCTGCCATAAAACAAACATATAGAAAAACTGACATAGACAGCATTAGACTTGCATTTAGAGAAAGATTTATTCGTGTTATAAGAAACAATGGCATAACGATTGATAACCTTGTCTATGAATTCCATTACAGACAAGAAGAAAGATATGGAGAATACGGCAGGAAAGCAAAAGCTCCAACTGTCATATGCTACCGTGATTTAGAAGATGCAACAAAGCTTGAAGTTTGGGACGAGCAAGAAAAAACTAAGCTTGGATATGCTGTGTTGATCTCTAAAGATATCCCAAGCTTAGAAACAGTAGAGTTAAAAGAAGCTAAGAATAAAGAGAAAAGAATGGAAAAAAGAAAAGCTAAATTATCGGAAGAAATAGAAAAGATAAGACAGGAAGAACTGAAAGAGACAAAGAACGAAGGAATTTTAGACATTACGAGCATTTTAGCATCTGAAGAAGTGGAAAAAGTGGAAAAAGAAGCACCTCAGGAAGAACCTGAGGACATCTTTGACCCATTAAAACTCTTTGGAGGATGCTAAAGATGATACACGTAGAGAAAGCTATAGCAGACATTATTGTAGCACAAAAACTAAATATTTCTTAAGGAGGTTTAAAATGATACACGTAGAGAAAGTCATCGCAGACACTATTGTAGCACTCAAGAAAGTAAGAGAAGAACAATCAATGCCAATGCACGCTGTCATCTGGGGACAATGGGGAACTGGAAAAACAGTAGCATCTAAAAAAATCTCATCTATATCAAAAGAGGCTTTCTATATCAAAATACCAGATGGCGAGATAACAAGAGGAAAGCTTTACAGATTAATAGGCTATTCCTTAGGTTGTGGAGCAAGACATACATACGAAGGAACCTTAGACATTATCAAGCACCATATTATTTACAAAAACATCAAACCAATCTTTATCTTAGACGAAGCTCAAAGACTACTGAAAAAACAGCATCTACTTAATGAATTAAAAGACTTCTCAGAAGATGAAGACTTGGCATTTAGTTATGTATTTCTTGGAGACCAAACAATTCCTAAAATCATTGCAAGTTATCCGCATTCAATCCATAAAAGACTTGTAATTAAAAAAGAACTTCAGCCAATAACAGAAGACACAGTAAAAACACTAATAAATCAGATGGGAATAAATACAGACACAAAGACAATTTACAACTATGCAAAAAACAAAGGCTGGACAACCATAGATGTAGCTGTAGTTTTACAAGCATCAAAAAGATTTCAAGAAATTAATGAAGGCATTCTTGAAAATGTAGCAAAAGCATTAGGGAGGTAAAAAATGACAGAAGGCAGAATTTGGCAAGTGATGTTAGAACTGAAAATTTTCACACCTTGGATGGTGCTGAAAGAAATAAACCCACCATCTTATTTAAAACAGTATGTAAAAGAGAAAATCAGAAGTTTAATAGCTGGACAGGTAAAAAGTGGAATATTGGAAATATACAGTGATAATCCACCAGTATTTGGACTACCAGACCAAAACATTGAAAGCATTAAAAGAACCTGTGGAATATGTGGCAGTAGATTTATTCCCGTTCAAAACACCGACCAGCACTGTAGTAAAGAATGTGAAAGAGAATACAGAAAGAGATATTTGGAACAAAGAAGAAGACAAAAAGGAATGACAGTTAAAAGAAGATATTCAAAAGAAGAAGAAAAGCTAATATTAGATGTAATCTCAAAACACGGATTAACTACTGAAAAACTACAGGAACTTTCAAAAAAACTTGGAAGACCTGCAGAAAGTATTAAATCCAAATATAAACATATGAAAAAGATGGGAGGTGTAGTATGAATAACAAACAGATTTTAAAAAAACTTGAAAAGGCTGTTGAATTTCTTTTAGCAGGAAAAAAAAGAGATGCTTTGTATGTTCTGCTTGAGATAGAAGCAAGACTTAAAGAAGAAAGCAAGAAAGATGACGGAAAAGAAGTCCAACATCTCATTGGCTGGTATTTACAACTATGGAATGACAAACCACCTGAAATGTTTAGATTTACAACAGAGTATAAAGCAATAATAGCAAAACACTTAAGAGAATTGATGCATATCTATAAAAGAAACAATGAAAGCATAGAGCAACTAAAGAAAGATTATGAGAACTTCAAGAGAACAAGAAAAGACTGGAACGGACTGCTGAACTTCAGAAATCAGCTACCAAACATAAAAGGCAAATCAAACAGTAATAAAGACTGGGCATCTCCAGAAAATCAAAGAGGAAAAGATTTTTATCTGAAAGACTGGGCTAAAGATGACGACGACGAAGATATACCATTCTAATTTAAGGAGGGTAAAATGAAGATATATAAAAATTTAGAAAGCATTAAAAAAGATTTTCCAGAAGCTCACATAATAGAAGATGACAGTGGCTTTTGGGTATATAAAGATGGGTATAAGTCTTCAGGTGCGTTTAGAATGCTAAAGCCAAGAACGAAAGAACATATTAAAAGTATACTCATAAATGGCAAATTCCCAGAAAAACTAATAGAGACTGCAATTTTTCAGGTAAAAGAAACCGAAAGTATTAGAAAAATTAAAGAGATTAAAAGAAGTGTAATAATGGAAGGAATGGCAGGCGTGGGAAAGTCCACAGCCGGCACTTGGAAAATAGCAAAACTACTGCAATATTGGAAAAGGAATAATCCATTATACATTAGCACAGTGCTATTTGACACAAAAGCGTTTGAAACATTCCACGAACATGACGCAATTTTGATTGATGATCTATTACCAAATCTAAAAGATATAAAAGTTGATTTGATAACACAAGTAATCTATTACGCAGAAAGTAAAAACATTCCTATATTTATCACAACAAACAGTAAAGAAAGCTTTCAACAATTCCCAGAACCGTTATTATCAAGATTAAGAAGTTATTGTGAATATGTAAAAATTGAGAGTAAAAAAGATTTAAGATTGGGAAAAATATAGGCAGTAATGCCAATAATAATTTAGTGGTTTTCTTCCTTTCATCTCCTCCTACATTCTTTTCCGAGAAAATTACAGATTTCTCGGAGCCTTTTTATCATTTCTTAAAAAAATCTGCAAAATTGCAATTTTTCACTGTGAAATCTTTATTTATTTAACTTGATTTTAACTTTGTTTTACCTTATATTATTGATAAATAAATCTCTTAAGAGGTTATAAAGCTTGCTTGACTTGTTTAAAGAGTTTTATACAGCTGAAGAAGTAGCAGAGTATTTTAATGTAAGCAAGAGGACTATCTACAATTGGATTGATGCAGGAATAATTAGAGCTGTTCAAATAGGTAAAAAATCAGTAGTTAGAATACCAGCATGCGAACTTGGAAGACTTAAAAGAGAAGCATTATTAACTCCACCAACTCCACTATCTGATGAGATAAAAGACACCATAAAAAGCAGATCGTAATCTCTTACTTTCTTACTTTCTAATCATATCCGTGAAATCTGTGCTTGTCTAATCTTATCTATCATTTCAAAATATTAGCATCATCACATTTAAGGGTCTAATCATGAATGCAAAAAGAAAAGGAAGTAGAGTAGAAAGAGAGATAAAGAAAATCTTTGAAAATAAAGGTTTGAAAGTTGTCAGGTCTGCTGGTTCTTTAGGTTCTGCAGATTTGCATGTTGAACTTATCGGACACGTTCAAGTTAAAGCAAGAAAAGAGATGTCTATTTATCAATGGCTTGAAGGCAATGATGCAGTTGTAATAAAAGCAAATAGACAAGAGCCATTAATCGTTCTTCCATTAGAAAAATTCTTAGAGGTCTTGTGATGGATTTCCTTAACATAGGATTGTGGAAATTGATTACTCCAGAAACATCATTGCTTGTCATACTCATGATAATAGTTTTCTTGGTACGAAGACAAGAAGAAAAGATTGACGGTCTAATACGAAGACAAGAAGAAAAAATTGACAGCCTGTCAGATGTAATAAAAGAAAGAGAAGAAAGATTAGAAAATAAGATTAAAGACATAGAAAATCAAATAAAAGACTTTATCACTAAGGAAGAGCATTACAGAGATGTGTCAGGTTGGAGAGGAGAATTGCAGAAGCTGGAAAATAAATTAGATAGATTTATTGAAAGATTTTTAGATACAAGGAGAGAATAATGAGTTTAAAAGCTTTAAGAGGAGAAATTTTGGATTTTCTATACAGAATAGAACCACGCTATATTGAAGAGATTGAGATTATTGGAGTGTTTTATCAGTATCACAGAGATTATGAAATTAAAAAAGCTTTGAACTACTTAGTTGGTAGAGGTTATGTAAAAATGCAAGAAATACCATATCCATATAAGCAGTTTGAAAAAAAGAGATTATACGGCATTGCACCTGACGGCGTGGATATTTTGGAATTAACAAAAAGAGATGATGGAATTATCGTTCCAGAGAGGAAAGAGTAATGCCAAGAAGAAAGAAAGCACAACTTTATGATATTATCCAAAAAATCGTTTATTTATATGAGAATGAGAAAAAAGATTTTAAGACTATTGAAAGTATTCTTAGAACAGAAGGATATGATATTAGTAAAACAGCTATACATAGAGCATATAAAGAGTATTCAGAAGCAGCAAAACAATATAATGAATGGTGGGATAAAGTAGAGTCTTTAGTTCAACAAACACAAAATAAGCCAACTTCTTTTATGCTGTCATCTCTTGTTGCGATGTTGACTCAAAAAGTCTTAGAGTTTACTAAAGATATTGACGGCTTTGAGTTTGAAGAGCCAGAGCAACTTATAACAGCAGTCCATAAACTTTCACAAATGAGCCAATCTCTTGAAAAACACATTACTGAAAAATTGCAGAAAGCAGCTGAGAAGATAGAAGAAGAGGGCAAAAAAAGAAATATTGACCCTGAATTTTTAAAGATTATCAAGGAAGAGATATATGGAGTTTGACAAACTCCTTTTACTTTATCAGCAATACGCACTGCATCAAATGTTTGAAAAGAAATACAGCATTATTATGTGGAGCAGACAAACAGGTAAATCTTTTGTAGTTTCACTTTTTGCAGTTCTAAGAGCTATTGAAAGAAAAAATCATTTAGTAGCGATTATATCTCCAACAGAAAGACAGTCAAAAGAGCTGATGGAGAAAGTTAAAAAGCATGTTGATTTTTTAAGAGAGATTGGAAAAATCAAAGGAGATGTCAGTTTTTTTGAAGATACGACAACGAATGTATTAGAGGTAAGATTTCCAAACAGAAGCAGAATTATAGGACTTCCTGCCAATCCTGATGGTGTTAGAGGTCTTACTGGTGATGTTATTCTGGAAGAAGCAGCATTTTTTAAAGATGGTTATAAAGTCTATCAGGCTATATTTCCAAGCATAACAAGAAACAAAGATTTCAAACTTGTTGTAATATCAACTCCAAGAGCAAAATCTGATATCTTCGGTCATCTTTGGCAAATGTCAGAGAGTAATGATTTATGGTTTAGACAACGGCTTACTGTTTTTGATGCTGTTAATCAGGGTTTGAATATAGATATTGAAGAATTGCAGAAAGGCGTTCCAAACTCTGACATATGGCAACAGGAATATATGTGTGAATTTATGGACGAGGAGAGCGTTTTACTACCTTATGAAATTTTGCATTCTTGCACTGTTGAAAACATAGAAGCAGATATAAAAGAATTAACAGGGGACATTTATCTTGGCGTTGATATTGCAAGAAGGCACGATTTAACGGTTATATCTATTCTTGAAAAAATAGCAGGAAGATATTACTTAAGAAAGCAAGAGATATTAAGAAAACTGCCATTCTCAGAGCAGTTCAAGATTATAGACCACTTAACTTCATTTTCACGCAAAATTGCAATAGATGAAACAGGCATTGGAATGCAGATAGCAGAAGAGCTTACTGGGAAATGGGGAGATATAAAAGTCATTCCTGTCTATTTCACTAACAAAATAAAAGATGAACTCGCAAGCAGAGTTAAAGCAGTATTTCAAGACAAGATAATCAGCATTCCACCAGACAGAGATTTAATTGAAGATTTGCACTCTGTAAAAAAGACATTAACAAAAGCTGGCAATATCAGATACGAAGGAGAAACAGAAGACTCACACGCTGACCGTTTTTGGAGTTTGGCTTTGGCTTTACATTCAGCAAGTCAAGAAGATGTAAAAGAGATTACACCTATCTATTTTGCAAATCAGCATAAAGAGGAGCTTAAATATGGATATAAAGCAATGGATTAGGAAGCTATTCGGTAATGAAGAACTGCCAAAAAATCAAATACCAACTACAAGAGTATCTATAGAGCCAGCTAAAGTATTCACACCAAGAACCTTAGAAGCTAAGTTTAGATTTTTAAACCCAAGATATCCAAGAGAATGGTTAGACGTGATTGAGAAGGCAGTTGTAGCTAATCCGATATTATCTCAAACTCATAACCTAATAATCACACTTGCAAACACAGGACACACTGTTAAGGTTCAGGGACAAGATGAAGAAAAAGCAATGCAGGAATTAGAAGAGTTGGCATTTGTTTTAAATACAGACCACTTAATAAACCAATTAATAGCACAGATAAACATCTCTGGAGCTTTATCATCTGAGATAGTAGTAGATAAAAACTTAACAGGAATTAAAAAGATTGCTTTGGTTCCAGCCAGATATATATGGTTTGATTACAATCCAGAAACAGACGAATACGAACCATATCAATGGGTTGGCATAGAAGACCCGATAAAGTTAAACCCTTACACTTATAAATACATGCCATTACTTACTTTGGACGGCTCACCTTATGCAATACCACCATTTTTAGCGTCATTATCTACTATTGAAACAGTAGAAGAGCTTTTAAGTGAGCTACAAGGACTTGCTACTAAATTAGGACTGGTTGGATTTTTAGATGTTAAATTTCCACAATTGCCAAAAGCACCAAATGAAACTGAAAAAGAATATCAAGACAGAAGCAGGCAATTTTTACAGCAATTCGGACAAGATGTAGCTGAGAATATGTCAAAAGGCGTGTTTTTACATTTTGAAGGAACAGAGGCAAAATTTGAAGAAATCTCAGGCAACGCATCAGGAATAAAAGAGATAATAGAACTGTTAGAACGTTGGACTATAGAAGGAGCAAAAGCACAGCCATCACTTCTTGGTTTTTCTACAGGATACACAGAAACATGGTCAACTGTCGCACTTCATACATTTATATCTCAACTGTCAAGCATTCAGACAATTGTCAAAAGATTTTTAGAATATGCTTATAAACTCCATTTATTATTAAAAGGCTTTAATATTGATGATGTAGATGTAGAATTCAACCCACTGCCAGATTTCCACCCAGACAAAGTATCAAAAGCAAAACTTGATGATACACAGAGAATAATTCAAATGTTGCAAGCAGGCATTATCTCAGTAGAAGAAGCAAGAACGGAGCTTGGATTAGATGGCTGAATACGACTGGGATACTGAAGGCAATCAAGATATTGATAGGATACTCAATACAATATTACCTGCAATTTTGCAGAAAGTAGAAGAAGCATTAAAAGAAACATTCAAATATGCTAAATACTTTATATCATTCCAAGATTTACAGAGATTTATTATTTCAAAGCTTGAAGAGAAAGTTAGACTTGGAGTAAAAGAAAAAGAATATTTAAGGAAAGAGTTTGAAAAGATATATGAAAAAGCACAAAGAGAAGCAGTTCCAGAGATGTTTAAATTCGGCTTTGGAACTCCAGACATTAGAACTATAAACTACGCAGAAAGTTTGTCAGATTTCTATCTTGGACGGTTTTTCAGAGGAGATAATAGGCTAAGAAAAGAAGTCATTAACTGGTTTAACAACTACTACCTAACACAAGGAAATCCAATCGGAAGAGATGCAAAAGGTATTCAAGTATTCTTAAATAGATTTGGACAATACTTAGAACAAAGAACACAGACTAAAGCAAGACAAATAATTGATACAACTTATAACCATCTGAAAAACTCAGCAAGAATTAGAGCATTTCAGAAAGCAAGAATTACATATTACAGATGGAATGCAGTAGGAGACAGACTAACCTGCCCTTATTGTCGTAGCATGGACGGAAGGATTTTTAGAACAGCCGATGCAGTAAGAACTTTAGATTTAATAGAAGCAGACCCTGAAAACTTGCCAGACTATAAACCATTCTTAACTAATTTTGACCTACAAACACTTAAAAGAATGCCATCGGATAACATACCTTCCAAGATACCACCAGCACACCCACATTGCAGATGTGTTTTAGGAGCATACCAAGAAGAAATAGAGAAACCTTTACCTGTTGTAGTAGAACCTATAACACAGCCAAAATCTTTAGAACAATCTGCAATCTTGCAACAATTACAAGATGAATATAGAAGTTTAAAGCCAGAAGAAATTAGTGAGAGGATAAAAGCACATCTTGGAAGTAGTTGGAGAAGATTTGGAGATGAGAACTTAGTAAGAAACTTCCAAGAACACGGTCAGAGTGTAGGAGCTGAGACAGTAGAGCAATACAGAAGAATGTCAAAAGAGATTATCAAAAAGCCAGAGCAAGTATTTATTAGAAAAAATGTAGATGGTGGCACTGATTACATCTTTGTAAAAGACGGTAAATATGTAATCTCAAGCGATGATAATCTCAGAATAATAGAGTTTGCAAAATTGCGAAGCTTAGATGAGTTATCAGACCAACTTTCAGCAATTATTAGAGTTTTGTGAAATCTGTGCTTGTTTAATCTCATTTATCATTTCAAAATATTAACATCATCATATTAAAGGTGTTTATATGCTTACACTAAACACATTACTGACAACTGACAACTTACAAGAAGAACAAGATTTTATAGAAGTCAATGTAATAGCTTTGTCTTCTACTTGTGTTGTAAGACGATATGGCAATCTCTGTTTTCCTGATGAGTTATTACAGCAAAAAGCAGAGGGATTGATCGGAAAACCTGTTTTATTAGACCATAAATGGGAAGTTGGCTCTGTTGTTGGAGTTGTCAAAGATGCTTTTTATCAGGACGGAAAAATCATTGCAAAATTGCAAATAATTAGAGCTGGAAATGAGAAATTGATAAATCTTTTAAAGATGGAACCAAGACCTATTACTGATGTATCAGTTGGCATCACATTAGAGACTGAGAAATTAGAAGACAATAAACATATCGTAAAAGATATGAGTTTTAAAGAAATCAGTTTCGTTTTCGAAGGAGCAGATAAGAACGCAAAAGTATTATTTGAAGCTGATAAGCAAGAAACAAATCCAGAACCACAAAAAGATTATAAAAACTGGTGGGACGACCCAGAGCTTAAAGATAAAGCACCAAGAGATTACTTTTTAGACCCATCAAGCAAAAAATACCCTTATCGGACTTGGGAAGGTGAAATCTCTTGTGATAGATTACAGGCTGCAATGAGTTTGGCATCTTTGCATGGACACAGCAGAATATACGCAAGAGCAAAAAACATTTATGAAAATCACTGTAAAAAGGAGGTAAATAGCAATGGCTAAGAAAGTTAAAACTCAACCTAAGCCAAGACCTAAGCCATCTAAGTAATTAAAAAATCTAAAAGGAGGTAAAAATGTTAGAAAAAATTGAGATGTTGTCAAAAGAAGAACTTATTGATGCAGTAAGAACGTTAGAAGTGAAATTATCAGCATTAGAGAAAGAAAATGAAGAACTAAAAGCACTTGCAGAGATTGGCAAGAAATACGAGGAACACTTAAGAGCTGAAGCAATAAAGCTTGTGAAAGTTGTTGAAGGTGATAAGTCAGCTTATTTAAAGCTCATTGAAAAAGCAGATGTTGATACTTTAGCCGAGATTGTAGAAGAATACAAAGCTAAAGCAACTGAAAAATTGCAACCTTCGAGCGTTCAAGCAAAAGTTGAAGATGAGAAGATTGACTTAGAAAAAATGAGTTATGAAGAATTGATTAAATTAGCTGAAAAACTCAGAAAGGAGGTAGTATAAATGGCAGTGATTACAGGAGCAACAAATCCAGAGTTATTTCCTCAGTATTATGAACGTAAGTTATTAGCTTATGTTAAACAAAATCTTCCAATACTTGACTACGGACAAAAATTCTCTATGCCACAGAACTCAGGCAGAACAGCTGTATTTACAAGATTTTCTCCACTTCCAATTGCAAAAGACCCAATCACATTTAAACCAACACCAACTACAGGAGCAAACTTATCAACTCAACAAGTTCCTGTTTCAATAGAAGAGTATGGAAACTACATTGAATTGGACGAATTCACAGATATAACATCATTCACACCGTTGATGGACGTATCTATAAACAGATTGTCTTATAACGCTAAACAGTCATTACATTCTGTAGCAATGGACGAATTAACATCAGGAACTAATGTTATATATGCTGGCGGTGTATCAAGTAGAGACAAACTTGACGGCACTAAACCATTAACTAAAACAGAAATCAGAAAAGCATCTACTCTTTTAAAGAAAGCAGATATTCCACCGTTTGCTGATGGTTATTATGTATGTTTTATACACCCAGACAAAGTCAACGACCTATTCACAGACCAAGAATTAATTATGCTGTCAATGGCTAAAAGAGACCCGATAGCACAAGGATATATTGGAGAGTATGCAGGAGTTAGATTTATAGAAACTACTGCAATGCCAATAGTTCCAAATGGTAATCAAGACAAACCTGCTGATGTTTATCTAACTCTTATAGTTGGCTCTGATGCATATGGAGTAATTGATTTGGACGGCAACACATTGCAGACTGTTTATAGCAACTTAGATAAATTGGGAAGAGTGAAAACAGTTGGTTGGAAGGCATACTTTGCTACCAAAAGATTGTATGAACCAGCAATTATAAGAGTTGAAAGCAACTAATAAGGAGTGGAACATGAAAGTATTTGTTAAAGAAGCTACTCAAGTATGGATAAATGGTAAAGAATATAAAGTAGATGCAGGCATTCAGGAATTGGAAGACAACATTGCTTTAATTGTTATTGATGCAAAATTAGCTGAAAAGATAGAAGAAGACAAGAAGAAGAAATGATAACGATTGACGATTTGAAGACTTTCGTAAATGATTCTTCATTTCCTGATAGCATACTGCAAAATTGCATTGATATAGCAACAAATAGAGCTAAAAAGCTATTAAACACAGATACATTACCAGATACGCCAGAAGTGAAGAAGGCTTTACTCCTTCTGGCTGCATCTGAATTATCCACCAACGTTAATATGTATTGGAGAAGAGCTGAAAACTATCAAACAATGAACGTTAAAAATATGATTACAGAAGCTGAAAGGCTGCTTAATCTCATTCCAAAAGCGAGTGTAGTATGGCTACCAATATAAAAGATTTAGAAAAGTTTTTAGAAGGATTACCTGCAAAATTGCAGGAAGCTACAGAGTTAACACTGCAAAAATCAGCTTTAGAGATTGAAGCAAGAATTAAAAAACAGTTCCAAAGTGAAGGTGAAGCATTCGGAGAAGAATGGCAACCTGTCAAAGAGCCATATCTTCAATGGAAAAGAAAGAAAGGATTTTCAGAGAAAACTCTACACAAGACAGGACGATTGTCTCAATCATTTTCAAGTGTAATAATGCCATTTGAGGCAAGGATAGGGACTGAAGTTGAATATGCCATTTATCACGAATTAGGTACAAGTAAGATGCCAGCAAGACCATTCGCAAAGCCAGTAGCTGAAAAATTCCAAGAAGAACAAGTAGCAGAGAAGTTTTTTATATCAGCTTTAGATATGGTGTTAAAAAATGTTTGATGTATTAGAAAATCAGATATTACAAGCTTTAGAAAAAAACGGGATAAAAGCTCAGGCTTGGAGTGGTAAACCAGAAGAACTATTTGACAAGCCACGATATACTCCATCTGTGAAAATCATTATTGAAAATGCAAGCTTTGAAGCTATCTCACCATTTTCTTTTGATGTCAATTATAGTTTTAGCGTGATTTTATTTTTCAAATCATTGAGAGAAGAGGGGAATGGAGCTTATCCGTTAATTACTAAACTGATAAATGTAATTGTCAAACAAACACAGTATAACGCACTGCCAACAAAGATTGATTTATTAGCACACGAAAGCGGAGATTTTGTTTATAGACTGTCTTTCAAAGCAAATGGCAGGTATGTAGTTCCTGATACAGAAGAACCATTAACAACATTAATTAATATGGAGGCTATGTAATGAAATTTAAAGTAAAGTCAAGTTGTCCGACGATTATCTTCTTGAATGGCATTGATTATACTCTTTATCCAAACCAAGAAGTAGATATTCCAACTAACGACCATGAATATATTCAAACTTTAATAGGTCTTGGCTATTTAGAAGCCATACAAGAACCTAAAAAATCCAAAAAGGAGGTAGTTGAAAATGCCAGCTAATTACTTGCACGGTATAGAAACAATAGAACTACTTAAAGGCTCTGTTCCAATCAGAGAAGTAAAATCTGCAGTTGTGTTTTTAGTTGGAACAGCACCAATACAGGACACAATACCAGCTGGAATGTCATCTGACAGTTGGTATAATCAAGTAGTAAACCAGCCAATTTTAATATTGAATAAAGAAGATGCAATTAAATACTTTGGAAATCCTACACCAAACTACACCATACCTTATGCTTTAAATTCAATATTTGACCACGGTGGGACTACTTGCATAGTTATAAATGTATTTGACCCAAGAGTTCATACTACAGACAATAAACCAGATGTATCAAAAGTCCAAGCATCAGACATTATAGGCGGAATTGATTCATCAACAGGACAAAGAAAAGGCTTAGAAATCATAGATGAGCTATATTCAAGATTTGGCTTTACTGCAAAATTGATATTAGCACCTGTTTTCTGTGAATCTCCATCTGTTGCTACTGCTATGATTTCAAAAGCAGAGACAAAAAGAGCATTGGCATTAATTGATGCACCTGTTGGAATGACTGTTCCACAAGTAATTAATGCAAGAGGTTCTGGCGGACAACTAAATACATCTTCTTATAGAGCTGTTATCTGTTATCCACACGTAAAAGTCTATGATACAGCCACAAACTCCGAAAGATTAGAGCCACTATCTCAAAGATTGGCAGGAGTAATTGCAAAAACAGACCACGATGATGGCTATTGGTTTTCACCATCAAACAGAGAAATACTTGGCATCACTGGAATTGAAAGACCAATTACAGCAAGCATAAATGACCCTAACACTGAGGCAAACTTGCTTAACGAAAACGGAATATTGACAGTATTTAATTCCTTTGGCACTGGCTACAGAATTTGGGGAAATAGAACATCAGCATTCCCAACTTATACAGACCCTAAAAACTTCATAAACGTAAGAAGAACCGCTGACATAATAGCTGAAAGCATAGAATATGCAACTTTGCAGTTTTTAGACAAGCCAATCACAGTAGCAATTGACGGCGTTTTATCTATGGTAAACGCATTTATAAGAACAATGATAGGCAGAGGAGCATTAGTAGATGGCAAATGTTATTTCTTAAAAGACAAAAACCCATCAGACCAATTAGCAATGGGACATCTCACATTTACTTATGAGATTATGCCACCTACACCAGCAGAAAGAATTACATTTGAACAAGTCATAAACATTGATTTATTAAAGAAACTAACAGGATAGGAGGTAAACAACAATGGCAATAAACGTATCAAAAGTATTTAACGCAAGAGTTTATATTGACGGAAATGACTTCATAGCAAAAGCTGAAGAGGTAGAACTGCCGAAAATTAAATTCAAATTTGCAGATAGCAAAGGATTAGGTTTGTATGGTGAGTTTGAACTTCCAAGCGGTCTTGATAAGTTGGAAGCAAAAATCAAATTCAATAGTATGTATCCTGAATTTTTAAAGCTTGCATCTGACCCATTCACAGCTCACACTGTAATTGTTAGAGCATCAAACCAATATTGGACTAATCAAGGAGTTATGGCAGAATTACCAGTAAAAGCAGAGTTTAAAGGCTTTTTTAAAGAATTTGACAGCGGCAAGTTTAAAAAAGCAGACAACACAGAAGCAGAAGCTACTTTATCAGTGATTTATTACAAGTTGGAAGTTGACGAGCAGGAAATAGTGGAAGTAGATGTGTTAAACAACATTTATAAAGTCAGTGGTGATGATGTATTGCAAAACTACAAAATTAATATTGGAGGGTAATGATGAGAAATATAACACTGCCAAGTGGCAAAATTGCAACAATTAAAGACGGCAAAGGTAAAGACTTATTCTGGGCTCAAAAAATGGCAAATGACACATCTGAGATTATGAAAATGCTTATGGTTAGACTTGTATTAATTGACGGAAATCCAATTACTGAAGATGATTTAGATGAGATGGATATAGCAGATGTATTAATGCTGACTAATGAATTTGGGAAGATATTTAGCCCTTTGTTAGCACAGCAACAATAATAGCAATGGTTAAGCATGGTTTTAGCTACAACGATTTAAAAGAGATGGATATTGACGAAATCTCTTTTTGGGCTAAAGAGTTAAATGATTACTATGAAGAAATCAATGACGAGTTAGAAGATGCAGTATAACGTCGAGATAGTATTAAAGCTTTTCGACCAGTTTTCAAAAGCATTATCACAACCACTGGAGCAAGTCAAAAAGCTTGAAAATGAGCTAAAGAACGTTCAAGAAACTACTGCAAATTTGCAATCTCCATTTCAAAAACTGCAGAAAACCATCAAAGAAACTTTTGACATAGAAAACATTAAAAAATTTTCAGATAAGCTTGATAATTTTTCTTCAGAAATAGCAAAAGCTACTGCCGTTCCGATGGCAGGAATTGGTGGTAGTTTATGGGCTTTTGCTGATTTAGACCAAGCGAAAGCCAACTTAGAAGTTGCTTTTATGTTAAACAAAAACGCAGCTACTCCTGAAGAATTAAAGGAAAATGAAAAGCATCTAAAAGAAATAAATAAACAAGTAATGGAGCTTGGAAATCTATATCCGGGTTCTACGAAGGATTACTATGAGATGGCAACAGCTCTAAAGACTGTCGGGCTATCAGCTGAAACAATAGCAAACGGAGCTTTAAAAACATCTGCTAAATTATGGGTTTTAGTAAAAGATACTGAGCATATAAGCACAGAGCAAGCAGCGGAATATATAGCCAAGTTTAAAGAAGCTTATAACATTGCAGACAAAGACTTCGGACAGCTTGTTAATCGGTTGCAACAAGTCAAGTTTGCAACAGGCTTAAGAATGGACGAAATAGCTTTTGCATCTAAAGATTTAGCACCAACATTAAACATCTTAAATTTAAAAGGAATAGAAGCTTTTAACACAGTTAGCACACTGCTTGGAGCATTGCGAAAAATGGGATTAGAAGGAGAAACAGCAGGAACATCTGTAAAAGATGCATTAGAGAACATAGCCAAATTAGACGAAAATGTTGCAAAATTGCAGAAAAAAGGCATTACTTTTAATATCTCATCAAAAGATTTCTTTGAAAACGGACAATTTCAATTAGAGAAATTCTTTGCAGTATTAAGAGATAAACTCTCTCAAGTAAAAGATGCCAATCAAAGAATGGAGATAATGCGAGAACTATTTGGAGCAGAAGGATTAAGAGGCGTTGCTGTATTAGTCAATGGAACTAAAGAACAAGCATTGGAGTATATAGATACACTTTTAAGAATGAAAAAGATTGACGAAAAAGACTACCAAGCTATGAAAGAGCAGATTAGCAAAGGCGGATTTACAGGACTTGAAAAAGTAGCATCTGACATTCAAAAACAAGCAGATGTAAATGAAAGAACAGATAGACTTATCCACACATTCAAAAATACCTTTGAGGCGTTGCAAGGAACATTTATAAATCTTTCTGCAACTATCGGCTCTTTGTTTGCACCTGCTCTAACATCTGTATTTAATAGACTGAACGATTACTTATCTAAAATACAAGACATTATAGAAAATCACAGAACCTTAGCATCAACTATTGCAATGATAATAGGCGGTGGTATAGGCTTTTTAGCATTGCTTGGTATCATTGCAAAAGTTGGTAGTATCTTTCTTTCATTGTCTTTAGCAGGATTTAGAGTAATATCTATGTTCGGTAGATTGGCTTTCGTGATTGTTAGAATGATAATTCCAGCTTTAAATATGCTTAGATTAGCATTTATAACTAATCCAGTCGGTCTATTGATTACAGCAATAACAGGAGCAATTATAGGCGGTTATCTACTCTGGAGAAATTGGGACAAAATAACGGCTTGGTTTAAATCACATTTTCCTAACGTTTTCGGAGCTATTTCTGCATTTATAAAAGGATTTACAGAAGGTATTACTCCAGCATTACAAGAACTATCAAAAGCATTACAACCATTAAAAGAAGCTTTCAGGCAGTTATTCGATGTTGTTAGACCTGTTTTTGACGCTATCGGCTCTTTCTTTACACTAACCAACAAATCAAGCAATGCAACAAAACATTTAAGCAACAGCATAAAAGAGACTGCAAGCTCGTTTAAAGTATTTGAAGCACTTGGAAAGGCATTAGCAACTATACTATCAATTCCGATAAAACTAATTACTTGGAATATTACAATAATAACTTTCTTTATTTCCAAAATCACAGAAGCAATTAAAACAATATCCAGCCTAAACCTGTTTGAAGCAGGCAAGAAGATATTAACTACACTTGTTGATGGCATTAAGTCAGTTGCTAATAAACCGATAGAAATAATGAAAAACATCACACAGAAAATCCGAAATTTACTGCCATTTTCACCTGCGAAGGAAGGAGCTTTAAAAGATCTTCACAAAATAAAACTCATTGAAACAATAGCAGATACAATAAAACCAAGTCCGTTGATTAATAAAATGAATAAAGTGTTATCCTTAGCAGTTGCACCAATGAGACAACTATCTTTAAATACATCACTGACAACACCAAACAATCCAAAAACATCATCAAATATATCAGTTCACATTGGAAATATCACAATATCAGCAAGTTCAAAATCAGATTTATCATCTAATGTTGCATCAGAGCTTGAAAAAGAAATAAGAAGAGTATTAGAAAAAATCAATAGAGATAACGAGAGAAGGAAATATTAAAATCTGACATATAAAAATGATTAGAGAAAATATCGGAATCTGCAATTTTTGCAGGTTCTCCTAAAAATTTAGAATGGTTGGAATCTGCCATTTTGTCAGGTTCCAACCTTTTCTTTAAAAGGTAGAGGGTTTTTATGCAAATCTGCAATTTTTGCAGGTTTTCATATTTTCTTTTAAGGTGGTGTCGGTTTCCTGCAATTTTTGCAGGTTTCCGACAGTAGATGTTTCGTGAAAATCTGCAATTTTGTCAAGTTTTCACATTTTGACATTAGTGTTGACAATCTGCCATTTTGTCAGGTTTGCAACAGCTAAAACAAAAAATAAAAATTGCAATTTTGCAGTCAATTTTGTTTCAAAAAAATGCAACACTTTTGTTTACAAAAAATGCAACACCCCTGCAAAAATGCAAAATATATTTATTGCATAAAGTTTATTATTCATATACTTAGATGCTATCCCGTTATATACAAAATAGTTCAAAATAGTCCCGATTAGGTGTTGCATTTTTTATAAAAATTAA